GGTGCGCGCCTCGTCACGCTCGAGCTGCAGCCGCTGATAGCTGGCGACGTGATGCTCGACCGCGGTCTTGACCGCCAGTTCTTCCGGTGTGGGTTGTAAGGGTGGCGGTGGTGCCGGCGGTTTGCCGTTGCGGCGTAATTCTCTCAACGTAGCGTCAGTCATTCAGCCCTCCATTTATGTTTGGACAATCACACGTTTTGGACTAACGTGCAAGGGCAACAAAAACACTTAGCCGGGGTACCCCTCATGTCGAACTGGACACCGCCCGTGATAAACCGATTTAGCAAGCTCATGCAGGACGCTAGCCTCGCTTTCTCCGACATCGCCAGCCGGTTATCGGCCGAATTCGGCATTCCTTTCACCCGCAGCGCTATCATTGGCCGTGCCAACAGAGAGGGCATGTCCCGCCCTACCGTGCGCTTGCGGCCGCAACGGCGAAAGAAAACCGCTGTGCAGATCGCCAGGACCAAGCCGCCGCGAAACGTCAGGGAGGCGTTGCCGAGTGGCGCCTACCTGCTCGAGGAGCTGGGCCCCGGCGACTGCCGATGGCCGACCGGAGATCGGTCGCCGTTTACATTCTGCGGCGCCGCCGTTGTCGAAGACAAGCCCTATTGCCGGCATCACGCACAGATGGCGTATCAAAATTGGCAGCGACGCCTGTGAAGCCGGGCGAGTATCGCTCGCTCGCCGACGAGCACCTGATCCAAGCGGCAATCCTCAACTACCTGTACTACAACGCCGCGCCAAACGTGTTCGCAGTCGCCATTCCCAACGCCGGCAAGCGCAGTGGCCGCATGGGCGCCAGGATGAAAGAGGAAGGGCTTACGCCCGGTGCGGCAGATCTCTGTGTCCTGCTGCCGGGTGGCAAATGCGCGTGGATGGAGACGAAGACCGCCAAGGGGCGGCAGTCGGACAACCAGAAAGGATTTGAGGCGCGATGCCAAAGATTAGGCCACCGCTACACCATCGTGCGAACGCTACAAGAAGCGATCGGCTTCCTGCTGACGATCGGCGCGCTAAAGTAAGCCTCGAAACAATTCCTATCGCGCAGTTACGCGAGGCGGCACAAGCTTGGCGCCTCGAGGACGTGCGACCAAGTTGGACCGGCCGGCGCGTGATCGAGCACAACAAATCGCTGCACGATCGCATCGATGACCTGGTCGACGAGGTTGAGAGGCTGCGTGACAAATCCGTTTGAAGCACAAGGCCTGCGCCAGGTTGTTGCCGCCACCAAGGCAAAGTATCGCGCCGCGGAAAAGCGCGCGGCGAAGGCGCCGATGGTGCCGACGCCGGCAGAAAAGAAGATGGCTGACCAGTACAAGCAAGTGCGCCACTACTACCGGTGGAAGCGGAGCCTGATCAAAACACAACTAATGGGCTCGCAAAAAGACCAGTGGAAAACATTGACGCGCCTGCTGCGCACGATGACGATCGAAGATAGCGGCAACCTCATTGGTTATGTACAGAACGCCCAGTGGATCCACGAACTGGACGTCGAAGCCAAACACGTCCTGCTGAGTGTCGTTGCGTCCGCCATCGTTCGCCTGCGTATCATCAATGGCTACGACCCGTTCGATGATGGCATCCCTGGCGAAGGGCCAACGGCGTTCATTGCGATACGGGACATGTTGACAATGCGGACGAGCAGACAGAAGCTGTAGCGTTTTAGTTCATCACAAGGGAAGTCCCATGATCATATCCGATGCCCTGCATGCGTACGCCAACGCGACGCAGCCGGTGTTCTCCAAGGACGATCGCGCCTCGACCGTCGGCGCCTCTGAGATCGGTCAATGCATTCGCAAAATATTCTGGATCAAGAACGAAGACGACAAGCGTATCGCCGTCGAGCGCGACAAGGATTTTGTCGACAGCTGGGGCGCCCGCCGGCGCGGCACCGCGTTCGAGCAGCACTTCTGGGTGCCGGCGATGCGCAAGCGTTTCGGCAAGCGATTAAAGTTTGCCGGCAAATCGCAGCGCACGTTCACCAAGGATTATTTATCGGCCACGCCAGATGCCTTGATCATCAACCTCAACGAGCGCGAGCGCGAAGAGATCGCCATCGATTGCGGCACCAGCGTCACGGCTGAATGCAAGACCGCAGATCCGCGCTCGAACCTGACAAACGCTAAGGCCGAAAACGTCTACCAGACGATCGTCCAGCTGGGACTGATCCGCGATACGACGCACTACCAGCCGACGCATGCGCTGCTCTCCTACACCGACGCCTCGTTCTGGTCGGAGGGCAAGGAGTTCGTGGTGCCGTTCGACCAGGACATTTACGAGGCAGCACACTGGCGCGCGACGGTCATCATGACCGACACTTCGCTCGAGCGCATCCCGCCCGAGGGCTGGATCGCCGGCGGCCACGAATGCAAGTATTGCCCGTTCACCAAGGCCTGCGGCATCGAGCGGCGCAATTTGCCGTTCACCGACGACGAGAAGCCGCTCGACAAGCAGTTCGTTGCTGAGATTACCGACATGGCGCAAGTCATCAAGTCCGCAGAAGGAAGCCGCGACGCCTGCGACGCGCTGATGCGGACCACACAAGACGCCATGAAAAACCGCCTGCGCGAAAAAGGTGTGCGCAAGGTGCCCGGCGTTGTCTCCTGGACGAACGTCAAGGGACGCGAGAGCTACGACAACAAGGCGATCCGCGAGGCAGCCGCCAAAGCTGGCGTCGACGTCGAGCAGTATCAGACTGTCGGCGAGCCAACAGATCGGTTGACCATTTCGGTGTCGCCGTGAGCGATGTCGCCCGCAAAATAAAATGCCTCGCCCGTGAACTGGCGCTGCGCAAAATTGTGTACCCAAAGTACGTGCGCGCCGGCCGCATGACGCGAGCTGACGCCGAGGAGGAGATCCGTGTTCTGAGGGAGATCCTCGAGGACTACATAAAAATCAAACCAATTCCCGGTAACGGGGATCCGCAGCAGCAATCGCTACTGTGAACACAAGCAGAGGACGTTAAGCAATGAACGACATCGTAAAAGGAAACGGAAGCACAGCAGTCGGGACTACTGGGCTGAACTTTTTCCAAGAGTATGGCGAGGCAACCCGGCAGACGGCGATCGTTGGCCAGCTGCTTAAATTCAGCAAGGGAGATTGGACGGCCGGCCAGGATGACGAGCCGATCGATGAAGGCTCAACTTTCATCGCCAACATGGACGAGCTGTTGGTGGGGTGGGTGCGTTGGTCACAGAACAAGCCGACTGACCATGTCATGGGCAAGGTTGTTCACGGCTACCAGCCGCCGCGACGTAACGAGCTGGGCGACAATGATCAGGATCAGTGGGAGGTTGGCGACGACGGCAACAGCCGTGATCCCTGGCAGCTGACCAACTACCTGCTGCTGCAGGGCACTGAGGAGGAGCTGTACACCTTCACCACCTCGAGCAAAGGCGGCATCAATGCTGTCGGTGACTTGTGCGTGAAGTACGGTAAGCAACTGCGTCAGCACCCCAACGACTACCCGGTGATCAAGATCGGCACCGGCTCGTACATGCACCAGAACAAGTCGTACGGCCGGATCAAGTACCCGATGTTTGAGATTGTTGGTTGGGTGAAGAAGTCTGCGTTTGTTGAAACGGCCGGCGATGAGCGCACACCGGGTGAGGTGGACGAGGTCGACGTTGTCACCGACACGCCGGCGAGCGTCGAGAAAAAAGCGAAGCAAGCCAAGAAGGTCATCACTGCTGCCGCAGTCGCCGCCAAGGCGCAGCCGGCTGCGAAGGCAAAAACCAAGCCGCGCTTCTAACAACAACAAAAACGTCCCGGCGAGGCGCCACGCCTCGTCGGGTTTTACTGTCGGGGGATGACCAATGAGCGAAGAAGCGATCGCTTTTATTGCCGAATTATTTGGCGATCCGATTACACAGGCGCCGATATACTTCTCTAGTCTTGCCAACGAGCGCGACGGGTCTGGTGAGGTCCGGCTGGCGACGCGGGATCCGGAGCAGGTTACAGCCTTCATCCGGAAGCATGACCGCCCTGGCCGCGGCCTGTTCGTTTGCGCCGGCACCGTCAACGGCAAGCGCAACAAGGACAATATCCTCGAAAGCGCGGCCATTTACACCGACATCGACTTTAAAGACCACCCTGGCGTCCCGGCGGAGGCTATCCGCACTGCCATTGGCCGCGCCAAGTTGC